AATAAAATGATTGTTCTTGTTTTCTATATCAATACCTATTGGATATACTTTAATATTCGCCCCCCCCGAACTATTAAGTGTGTTAATCGCTTTGGTGTATGATCCATTTCCACTATCGAACAGTGCCCATACTATCATTTTCTGCACTATATCACCCTCTCATCTTATTTCTATTAGCCGCTCCTTGCAATTCCTTGTATTTTTTTAAACATCTCTTGCAAAATGTTTTTTCATCCCCTGTATATTCTATTTCCTCAGCCCAAAGTGGGTGTTGCCAATACCTCCTACAATGTGACCATCCTGTTTCAGTATTAAAAAAATGAGGTTTTGCGTTTCCGTGAATGTACCCTGTGCTATTGTTATCAGCTGAAGCTAAAGGTGGCTCCCATCTATATCTAGCCATACTTAGCACCTCCTAGAAAGGTAAATCATCATCACTGATATCTAATGGATTTGACGATCGGCCAAATGGCCCGCTGTCATTAGTATAGCCTGGAGCTGGATTTGTTGTATTTCCCTCAAAAAAGCTACCCTGCTGGGCCTTATTTCCGAAATTGCCTTGGTTTTGCTGGTAATCGCTTTGTCCTTGATTGTTTTGCTGACTGTTGCGACTTTCTAGCAATTGGAAATTACTTGCAACCACTTCTGTAACATAGACGCGTTGCCCTTGCTGATTTTCGTAATTCCTAGTCTGGATAGATCCAGTGATACCGATCAGCGAGCCTTTTTTAGCCCAATTAGCAAGATTCTCTGCTGGCTGTCTCCAGATAACAACATTAATAAAATCCGCTTCACGTTCCCCCGCTTCATTCTTAAATGGTCGGTTAACAGCCAGAGTAAATGTAGCAACAGCAATATTTGAATTTGTATGCCTAAGCTCTGCATCTCTTGTCATTCTGCCGACCAACACAACGTTATTTATCATTTTTAATCTCCTCTACCTCAATTACAAGTATTGATTTATCTCCAGAGCAGAACGAACTTATAAATCTATAGAAATTTACAGCTGCCATGTACTCGTTTTGCGCCTCTGTCTCATAACCAACATCTATGCTTTCATCTAGTGATAAAGCGTGTTTAGTAACTTCTCCAGATACATAGAATGTCTTGCAGTTATTTTCCATCTTCCAGATCCTCCTGTTTAACAAACACTCCATCAACCATTTTTCCTGTACGATCTTTTATCTCGTTCCATGCAACCTCAAAACATTTTTCCAGAGTTGTTTTTTCATTGATTGCGATTCTGGAGATGTAAATTGCTAAGTTCCTGATATGAAATCGAATCATTGCATTTGTATTTATACTTGGATTTCGCAAGTAATCAACCATGAGTTTAGCAAGTATTCCGATTTCTTCTGTACCATATAGCAACAAAATATCTGTGTGGGTTTCATCTGCTTCATAAGTTGAGCGGTTATTTTGGGATGGATCAAGTATGATCTCTGATTTTTCAAAATTCATTTGTTGGGATAGGATGGTTAGAACAACCATCACATCCCCAATACTATCTATGATTTTCTTTTGATTAGACTTTGCCTCTCCAGCATTTAGCTCACCCCACTCTTCGCTGAGTTTCTGCATCTGTTTAATAGGACTGGCTTTATCTAACCCTCTATCCATAGACCATTTTTTTACATTCTTAATTAAATCAGTCAAAGACACTTATAATTCCTCCATTTAATTCTTGTTCAGTTTTGCCCTCGTACAATGTTTCAAATTTTATTTGATTTGAGTCTAGCCAATCTTTTAACAACTTCGCTTGTTGAAGTCCTCCAGGAAAAGTTACTCTCAAGTCAAAACTAACCACTTCAATAGGGCTAAATTCTGGAGCATCAGACGTGTTTTCTTTAACCTCTTGGGTATTTGTTCCATCTTCCAAGATTTCGCCTGTCTCGGCATCTATAGCCTTGATATTAGCGTTAGCCTGTTCTTGTGCTAGTCGCTCAATTTCTGCCTTGCGTTCTGCCTCTGCTTTAGCTTGCGCCTCCTGTTGTTCTTTGCGCAAAATAACGGCATCTCGATCTGATTTCATCATCTTGAGGATATCAACAAGGCTCTTACCGTCTTCAAGATGTCTGATATAGCCATCTGCTGGCAAGTCGTAATCATTAGCTTGATCTATGATAGCTTGTTTGTTTGCTTTGATTTCTTCAAGAGCATCAAACTCAGCTAATACCAAAGCATCAATTTCATCAAGTGCTGACTTCTTGAGTTCAAATTTTCCAGTTTTAAAATGTTTTTTCAGACTGTAATCATCATAGCGTTCTTCAAATGTGGACTTATTGATGCCAGCTGTTGTACATTTCTCTTCAAAAGTAGCTCGGACGACATCCACGCGCAACAACCGCTCATGCTCATCAATAGCATTAAGCCCCTCTGACATAGCATCTGTTACAGTCTCAATAGGCTTGATGACTTTTTCTTTAACCCACTTATCAAAATCCTTTGCTGGCTCATTAATTTGGCGGTTAAAATCTTTTCGTTGGGCGTCTAATCCCCCAATCAACTTATTAAAGCGGGTGCGTTCTTCGTAAACTTCTTTGTAATTATCAACAGTTACCTCACGACCACTATACTGTGCAATAGCTACGGCTACTTGTTCCTCGATTGCCTCACGATCAACATTTATAATCGCTGGAGTAAACTCTACTTTTATTTCAGTCAATGCTGAATTAGTTACATCTTTCATTTACTCAACGCCTCCAATAAATCTAAAAGTCCAGATTGACCATTGCGTTTTTTAAGTTCTGGAGCATCTGATCCATCAAGCAATTTGATATCATGTGTTGCTTCAACAACAACGATATGACATCCAAATGATTCTGCTAATGCAGCGATCTTTTCTTCCTGAACTTCATAAGCATCATATTCTAAAATCAATGCGTCTTGCATAGATTCGCACAGACCAACTTTATAAGCTAAGCGCTTGTCGTGGTGTTCGTATTCTGACACAAAATGACCATTCTCTTTGTTTTGCAATGCGATAAATTTTTTAGTTTGTTTCATGTTATTTTCTCTTTTCTATTTTTTATAAATTATTAAAATTTTGTCCTTGAGCTTTAGCTATTTGACTATTTAGATAGCTCATAACTGTTTCAAAGTGTTCTTCTGGGATGTCATGGAAATCACTTATTTTGAAATGTTGCAGTACATAATTTGAAACTTGATCAAAATTAGCATTTTTCAATTGCGCCCAAACTCGAACTTTGCCATAAACTTCTTTATATTGATCATTACTAATCAAATCAGATTGGGTCTGTTTGTTTTCTGGTTCTTGTTTTTGATTTTGGTTTGAAATTTGTTGCCGATCCTCGCTTACTGGTAAATCATCCACATCTTTCTCACCGATTGCAAACAGACCTTGCAATGCGTACTTTCTAGCGTATGAGCTAACAGCACCTGTCCATTGTGGATCTTGCATCTGCTTAATTTGTCCTTTTTGTGTATTAAATACAGGTACTGGGCTTAATTCAGAGTATGCTGTCGATTGATGCTTTTCGCTTTTTTCATCATTTTTGAAAGCTACTGCTGTTGCTTTGACAAAGATTTTTCCTGCAAGCTCAATGAGCTCATCGGTCACGATCACAGACCAATCACTTTTTAATTCTTTAAAAGTCGTATAGATATCTTCAGCATTTCTAAATGCGTATTTAACATCTTTAGACTTCTTCTTCTCTAGTTGCATTTTTTGTTGCAACTCTGGAAAACTTAATTCCGCCATGGTTACACCTCGATTTTTTTGTTAATAAAATGAATTACAGAAACACCTGCTAAATCAGCAATTTTTAACATGGTTGGTAATTTAGGTGCATTTCGCATGTGTTCCCAATTACAAATCACTGCTTTTGATGCTCCAAATCGTTTCGCAAACTGCTCTAAGGTTTCCCCTAATGATAATCTTGTTAATTTAATATTTTCCGCAATGTTTCTTTTTTCTGTTTCTGAATACAATGCCATTTATACCCTCCTTTATTTATTTTTAGTACAACTTGTTATCCATTAGTATTTATTTTCAATTAGTGCCGTAGGCTTAATTGTTTTATATTAATACTTGTTTAATATTAGTATTTATTAGTGGTTAGTTATCAACTTTTGTAAATACATTTTTTGTAAATACATCTTTTGTAACTTCAACTTTTGTAAAATACATTTTTGTAAAAACCGCAAAATGTAAATATTGGTTAGTCATCAACAGCTTTATCATTTTCTGTGGATAACTCAGCCTCAAGCCTTTTTCTCATTAGCTCAAACTGAAAATCTGTAATCGGCATATCTTGAGCAAAGATATATGTCTGTACACCTCTAGCACGCCCTTTACTATGTTTGATCACTCTTATATATCCAGCTTCAACTAATTCTTTATAGGCTTTTCTGTGAGTCTGTCTACCTGTTTTAGATCTGGTTTCTAGCTCTTCGAGATATATTCTCCAATCTGATTTATTGATTAGGATAGTCGCTAATAATCCTTTAGCTTCCAAGCTCAATTTTTCATCCTGGAGAAAAACATTACTCATAGATGTATAGTTTTCATAGGGATTCTTGAAAGATGTACATTATTTCTGTGCCTCCCAGTTATCTTCATTTATTTTTTTAAAGATGTCATAGACAGGGCTGCTGTCTGGTATGATATAACCAGTAATGTCACTAGGTTTAGAACCATCAGCCATTAAATGAGTTATTGTATAATGCTCTTTAACCATACTATTTCCTTTCTATCTTTATAAAACTCTGACTATGTGATATAATTAATGTATAAATATATTTTCAAGCACCTTACTTGGATTGCCGTCCATAGGTGCTTTTTTGTCATGGCCACCTCATGTTCTCCTCCTTTTAAAGTTGCTGTTTTAGCAACTTAGTTTATAAAAAAATTTGTCAGTGGCTCATTGAGAATTTCTGAGATGGTGTTAGCCTCTGAAAAAGAGAAATCTCGTCCACCGCTACGATTTAACTTTTGGTTAAAAGTGCTTTTGTTAATGCCTAGCTTTTTAGCTATATCTTGCTGTGTGTAGCCATGCTTTTCAATTAGCATCTTCAAACCTAGATAGGGTTTTGTAGCATTTTCTACTGCTGTCATTTTTTCCTCCTTTCAAAGTTGCTGTTTTAGCAACCTACGAATTCAGTATAACCCTTTTAAGTTGCTTTGTCAATAACTTTTTTTAAAAAAATAAAAAAAAGTTGCTAAATCGCAACAAATGTGGTATTCTATATTGTGAAGGAGGTGTTTGCTTGATAGGTCAAAAATTAAAATCATTAAGAAAGGATAGACAACTTACCCTTGATGAACTAGCAAATAAATTAAACGATCAATATCCTAACACGTTTAATTTTAATAAAGGCAGATTATCAAGATGGGAAAATAATAAAGACGAACCTAGATTATCCTCTATAATTATCCTTGCTGATTTTTTCGGTGTCCCTGTTGATTATTTTACAGATCGAAATTCTGAAACTGTCATTAATTCTCAATCTGTAGAAAATAATACAAAAATTCAGTTTATTTTTAACAAACTTGAACCTACTAGGCAAGAAAATGTTATTACCTATGCAGAAAAACAACTAAATGAGCAAAAGAATAACGTTCTTTCTACTTTTGATGATAAAAAAAGAGTCACTGCTTATGTTGAGGGCGTAGTTGCTGCTGGTCTAGGTAGCTATCAAGAGGAAAACTTACATATGGAAGTTAATCTGATAGAAGATAAAGTGCCAGAAAAATATGATACTATCGCTCAGGTTGTCGGGGATAGTATGGAACCGCTGATAAGAAATGATGATCTATTATTTATTGAGGTTACAAGTCAGGTTGAAATAAATAGCATCGGCATTTTCCAAATCAATGGAAAGAACTTTGTTAAAAAATTAAAACGTGATTATGATGGCAGGTGGTATCTACAAAGTCTCAATAATAATTATGAGGAAATCCACTTATCAGAGAATGATGACATCCGAACTATTGGAGAAGTTATCGAAGTATATAGAGAAAATTAAAATTATGTGCAATAACTGAACCACATAAAAAGCTGCTGGAGGTTTAAAATGGGATTATTTTCATCTTCTGTACGTTGTCCACATTGTCGGTCACAACATCTGCAATTTATGCAACAAGATCGCAAAGGTTTTTCTACTGGTAAAGCAGCTGCTGGAGCTTTTCTAACTGGAGGAGTTGGATTGTTGGCTGGTTTTGCTGGAAAAAAAGGGAAAAACAATTGGTACTGCATGGATTGTGGACGTGTTTTTCAAACTAAAAAATAATGAATCAATACAAAAAAGGCCCATGCTCTCCTTGACCAAAATTTGAGCATGGAACCTAAACCAATTTGAAAAAACAACCTACGACCATTTGGAATGACACAAAATCCAAATAGGGTATAGGCCTTTTTCCTATACCCTATTTTATCATAAAACCTACAAAATAGGGAGGAAAATAATGAATAAAGTTGCAATATATGTCCGAGTTAGTACAAAAGGACAAGCGGAAGAAGGATATAGCATAGATGAGCAGATAGCATTACTTACTAGCTATTGCAGCATCCATAAGTGGAAAATATACGATACATATGTTGATGCAGGTGTATCTGGTGCAACAATCGAAAGGCCAGAATTAAGTAGACTATCTAGAGATGCTAAAAAGAAAAAATTTAATACTATGATTGTCTATGACTTAAAAAGACTTGGACGATCTCAGAGAAATAATATAGCATTTATCGAAGATGTACTAGAGAAAAATGGGATAGGCTTTATTAGCCTAACAGAAAATTTTGATACATCATCACCACTAGGAAAAGCCATGGTTGGTATCTTGTCAGCATTTGGACAATTAGATAGAGATACAATCAGAGAGCGGATGATGATGGGTAAAATTGGGCGTGCTAAGTCTGGTAAGCCTATGATGACAAGTACTATTGCATTTGGTTATACTTATGACAAAAATAATAGTACATTAAATGTAAATCAAGCTGAGGCAGTTGTTGTTAGAACTATATTTAATTTGTATCTTACTGGAAAATCACTGACAAAACTAAGAGACTATCTAAACGAAAATGGAATACTGAGAAACGGAAAACTGTGGAATTATCAAGGAGTGAGTCGGATTTTGAGAAATCCTGTCTATAAAGGAATGATCAGATTTAGGGGTGAAGTATACCAGGGTAAACATGAGCCGATCATCAATGCTGAGTTGTTCGATAGAACTCAAAAGGAGCTAAAGAAAAGACAAATATTTGAATTAATGGAGAAAAGAATATGAAATCAATTAATATGAGAGAATTGTTAAAAGCAATGGAAGAATTAGAAAAAGAAGAAGGAATATCACAAGAATATATGAAAAACGCCCTTATAACTGCATTAGAAGCAGCATATAAGGAAAACTATGGAACAGAAGAAAATGTAAAAATAGATATAGATAAAAATGGTGATATCATAGTATTTGCAGAAAAAACAATAGTTGAAAAAGTAGAAGATGAAGTAAAAGAAATATCATTAGAAGAAGCTAAGAAAAAAAGAAAAACATCAAAAGTAGGTGATGTTGTTAAGGTTATAATAGTACCAAAAGATTTTGGAAGAATAGCAGTACAAAAAGGAAAACAAATAATAGTACAAAAATTAAGAGAAAAAGAAAAAGAAGTAAGATTTAATGAATACCAAGAAAAAAAAGGGGAAATAATAACAGGTATAGTTCAAAAAGC